GATAATCTTACCAATATATGAATTATATGTGTTAGTTAATTCACTAAATGCGTTTGTTATTTTAGTTGTTTGGTTATTTATTGTGGTTGCACTAATTGTTGAACCTGTAACCGTAGTGTCACCAAATAACGTTTTAATATCTGATATATAATTTGTGGTGGTTCCTGTAAATAATTTTTTTAAATCACCATCTAAATCGGTAACAAAAGTTCCGCTTTTTCCTGAATAAGCGGCAAATAATTGTGAATATGTTTGACTTGATTTTTCATCGTCACTACCAACTTTTGGAAAATCATTATCAAAATAGAATTGTTTTTCAAATGGTGCCGGTTGATTAGTTTTTTCTGAATTCGTATCTGGTTTTGATATTTTAACATCCTCTGATGTATATTTGAATTTTTTAATAATCTCTTTAGGTGAACCCGCATTCAAATACGCCTTAATATTGTTTACATCATTCTGATCTAATTGTGTGTATTTTTGAATTAAACTATAAAAATCCTCATCTTTACATCCAGCAAAAAATGCGTTAATATAATTTTCAGATTCTTCATCACTCATTCCACCAAAATGTTCTCTCACTAAAAGATTTAAAATACTTGGATGATCAACAACAACTTTAAATGAAACTTGTCCACTTCTTGCTGTGTTTTGATATGTGTATATTGGTTCAGGTCTTCCTAAAAATGAATTTTCTTCCCATCTTGCCGCGTTTTGTTCACTTACCTTTAAATCATAAGGTGGAAACCACATAACACGACCACCATTTGGACCTCTTTCACAAACAGGTAAGTCTGAAACTCTAAATCCATCTCTATTTGACGATTTCCATGCCAAATTTTCAAAAGAAAACATATACTTTTTAGCTTGTCCATCTTTGATGTTGGTTGAATTATCAAATGATTTTCTACCATTTGACATCGGTCCAATATTCAAATTCCAAGGACGACTTCCTCCACCCATAACACTACCGTCATATTTTCTAATAATTGACGTTCTTTTCATTGTATCTGAAAGATGTGAATATGGTCTATCTTTTGTCCAAACTCTACAATACTCAACACCCTTTTCACCACCGTACTTATCGGTATACTTAATTGCTGAACCTCGTGATATTTTAATATCACCGTCTTGGAATATTCTACTTGTTTGGTCAATGACATTTGCAACATGTGAACGAGCGGCCCCACCATCTGATGGCATTGAATCCAATATTTCTTGTGTAATTCCTAATATAGAATCCGACCTAAAACCGTATTTTGTTGATAAGGATTCTGTTAATGCTGAAGCACTATCAGTATATTGTTGGTTATTAGCTCCTAACTCATTTTTAGAGTTTTTACTAATCCATGATAATTTACCACCAACTGAACCACCTTCTGTATAATTTTTAGTTGAGTGAAATAAATTTGCTGACACCTCATCAAATAATAGTGTTAAATAGTAACTACTTCTAACAGGTCTATCATTAAAATCATTCATCGCATATTTCACATCCTCTCCTCTATCGTCACCAATATATGCAATACCTTTTGGTGCCTCTAACCCTAATAAATTTTTAACACCTTGTGCTGCTTTATCAACATAACTAAATATTTTTGATGTGTTTTGTGATCTAGCGGTTGTTGTGTAATTTGGTGAATATTTTGAAAATGACAACAAATCAAATAATCTATTTTTCTGTCCTTGACCCATATGTTCAATCAATAGGTCAGAAGGTTTTCTATCTAATTTAGGACGTCTTTTTATTCCAATTAAGGAACCTAAAGCGCCAGTTACATCTTGATATAGTTTACCTAACTCCGTGGAAGCCACAGGTCTGTAATTGATTGGATTTGATGGATTACTAAGGTAATCTCCAGGTATTGTTGAGAACGGTAATTGGATGCCAGATACAATCTCCAAAAAATTTGCAGCTTGACCCGGAATACTTAATGTATTATCAACCGTAATTTTATAATTTGATTCAATTAAGGGTTCCCTACCTGTGATAATGTTTACCGCGGTGGTTGTATTACCATTTAACGCATCAAGAATTCTAACTCTACCTAAAGTGTTTTTTGCAACATTTTGAGCAATTCTTGAATATACAGGACCATCTGTGTTATTTTTAATGTTATTAGCCGCAAATTTGAATAATTCAGACTCAGTATCATATCGGTCTGTATTCATTATTCCAATCAAATTATATGATTGTCCGTTAGTTGGAAAATATGGGTATAGGTTTAAATTAGACCTTCTTGGTAATGTATTTAAATCCTCTTTAATTGTGTAAATTTCAGGTTTAAATGTATTGGAATTCTGTGGTATTAATAAATCTTTACCTCTATTAGTGTCAACGTTGTCTAAATCTTTATTGGCAGTATCACTTAAATTTTGTACACTATAGTCTGTATTGGTAAACGTTTGTGGACCATTTGGTTTATTTAACGTTTTACCTAATATTTTATCCCTAAAACTTTTGGTTGAATCAAAATCTAAGTAACTTGGCATTATTCTGTTTTAATATAAATAGGTATAAACTAATTATCTTCCTTTAGCAACTGAAGGTGTTGTTAACTCCGAATCTATTTTTGCACCCCAACTTGAGAATAAACTTTGGTCTTTTACAATTTCTCTTTGAAGTGCGTCCATAACCGCAGGAACTTGAACTTCAGTTTTAATATTCATGTTTACATTTCGTGTTGAGTTTCCTGCGTCTGCAACTTTTTTATCGGCAGCATTCTTAACTTGTTCTGCGGTTATATTTTCGTTTGATTTTGGGGCATTTACATTAACTTTTTGAGCCTTTTTATCATTATCTTTTTTCTGTTCAGCAGTTAATTGTGCTAATTGTTTTTTAACTTCGGACTCACTTGAACCTGTCATATCTTTTACATATTTCGCAGCTTTTTCTAATGATAATCCAGTACTATCCGCAACCGCCTTTATTAATTTAGTACCCTCAAGTCTTGCAGATGCAACTAAGAAAGTTAAATCTCTTCTAATATTTTCAATATCAGTGGCTTGTTTTCTAACAATTTCTTCTGGTGGTAATTTTTCAAATTCTTTTTTATAATCCAATAACTTATCAGCTTGTGATGATGATAAATCTTCCAACGCTACAGACGTTTTACCAAAATAGTCTTGTAATTCTTTAGATTGTAATGCGACGGTCATTTTACCGTCTTTCATCTGTGCAATATTTGTTAAGAATTCCTTATCTTCCGCTTTTATACTAAGTCCTGATAAAGATTCTCCCGCTGTTAACCTTTCTTGTGCCGCAACCGCAGCATTGGTTAGTTCCTTATAATCAACACCTAACGCTTGAGCCATTTCTCTTGCCTTTCTTAAGTTAAGTCCTGTTACTTCAAATCTTCCTTGTTCTTGATTATATGTTGCTAATGAACCGGCAGCACCAATTAACGCATCTTGTAAACCTTCCACATTATTCGTGGCCATATACATTAATTTAAGTGGGTCGTTAAAATCCCCTATTGCTCCACCTAACACTTGTAAATTTGCAGCCAAATCAATGGCCTTTTCAGGTGTGAACACATTATCCGCCAATTTAGAAACCTCAGCAATACTAATTCTAAACTCGGTTGCTTTTTGAACCATTCTTTCAAGTCCTTGAACACCATTTTGAAAACCGTATGAATTCAATAATCCAATATTTTGACCCAATTCTTTTGTGATTTTTTGTGAATTTAAACCAAGAGTTAATGATCTTGCACCAGCTTCTGACACCGATTTAACAACTCCCGTTGCACCAATACCAACCCTTTCAAATCCAGGTATCATTTCAACAACTTCAGCCAAACTACCAACATAGGCTTTAGCTGCTAAACCCATAGACTCAAACGTCTCTTGATTTATTAAATTAAACTTTCCAGATTGTTGAACTAATGAAACTGCTGCGTTTGCTAATTCAGAATATTCAATACCTAACCTTGCTAATGCAGGATATGCTGCCGAAACTTCTTCTCTATAATCTTTTGATAATTTACCTGTTAAACCAGTTTTAGTATTAACATCTGTTAGTAATGTTGCTTGATTAGCCCATTCTTGATTTACTTGTTCTAAACCATATTTTGCAATATTACCGATTATTTTATCTATTTTTAAAAAAGAACCTTCGGTATCAAATGCCAATTCGGCCATTTTGTCAACACCCATAATCCCCTTACTATCACCATATGAACCTCCAGCCTCTTGTGATTTTAATGAACCTAAAACTCCTTTAAATACGTTAGTAGACACTTGTGACGTCTCTTTACCGGTACCAACATATCCCTTAGCAAACGACGCGGTTTCTGCCATTGTTAAATCGTTACCATTATTTAACTTTTTTGCATATTCTCGGGATTGTTTATCATCATGTCTTAATGATTTTGATGTTTTACCCGCCTCTTCCCAATTAATTGTTGCCATACATATAAATAGATTAGTTAGAGTTTTCTAATTCCATCATGAATGAAATAAAATATTTTCTAACATAGACTGGCATTGACATAATATCCCCATATGAAAACCCTCTTTTCACTAAAAATAGTATCTCCGTTAATTGATTTCGCTTATAATCCGTAGAAAGGGCGAAAAAACTCTACCCCAAACCCAATTTCAAATTGGATTTCTTCTCCTGAAGGGGTCGTTGTTTTTTTGTTTAAATTGATTCCAGGTTTTTTATCGTTGATAAATTTCCTGAAACTTTGGGAATCTCTTATTGGTAAATTTTCAATTAGGTTTCTGATATTCATAATATCTCTGTTACCCTTAATTGATTTAATCATAAATTCAAGTTGTTTTGTGATAATTGGTGCAACCCCGTTACCATTCCAACTCTTTTGAATTTCTTTTATTTCTAATTCTTGTTTTTGTGTTAAAAATTTAAATGTAACATCAATTTTACTTTTTTCCATAAAATATGAATATTCCCCATTTGCATCAGGAACCAAATCAAATGGTTTAAAATCCAATGAACTTAAATCAACCTCAATGTCAAATGTCTTATCCGTTTTTGGGTCAGTTAATGTCAACTTATATTCCGTGCCAAATGCTGTGTTTCGTAAAAATATTAAAATCGCTTGTTTATCCTCTTCAATTAAATCATCTACATTCATATCTTTGTCTAAAACTTTTCTTTTTAAAAGTTCTGTAACAATTTGATTTGTCTGTATTAAATTTGGTGCTGCCAATATGTTTTCATCCGCAGCGGTTAAATAAGAAATTTTGAGTGATTTCTTGTTGTTGGCGTAGTAAATTCCTCGACTAGGTAATTCTACAACGTCATATGCGATTGTTGGGTCAATTTTATATTCTTCCATAGTATAAGTTTATACTATAACTACGAGAAAGTAAAGTTTATAAATAAAAAAACCGATATCCCATTTCTGAGTTATCGGTCTTATGTATGAAAAAAATGTAATATTAATAAACTTGAATACATCTATCCATTCTTAAAGAAGCTTGAATAGTTGCAATATCGTCTCTTGAGTAGTCCAAATCTCCAAAGTTCAATCCTGTTAAGAAAGTACCTTGTAAAATCCATTTTTCAACCACAACACCTGTTGGGTCTAACATCTCAAGTTCAATGTCTTTTTTATAACCAGCAGCATAACCCATACGACCTGTAACTGATTCAGCATGTAAACGGAACCATTCCATTAACGCTTGTGATGCAGAAGGACCAATTGGGTCTTTAAACGTTACAGACATTTCCTCCCACTCAAATCTACCCGCCACGTATGTTGAAGTATTCAAGAATGGTATCTCTACTGATTTTATTTTTGCTTTTGGTCTAGATGTTGAGAACACGTACCATTCATTAATCCCCAATGAAGATGGAAATCTTAAGATAAATCGGTTTGTTCTTTTCGGTTCATATGGAACCGGCATTTTCATTAGTAAATCTGCCATTTTGTATTTGTTAAATTTTTTGTTATTTTATACTTCTTATAAATATATCTATATTGGAAAATAATTTATTTTTACTATTTTTATTAAAGTACTTGATAATGTCAATTATTTTTCGTAGTTTTTTACAGGCTCCAGTATCTAGTTCCAGTATAAACTCTTATATCTCTTTA